ATGATAGAGACAATGGTCAAAATAGCCGAACATAGCGCACAAATTTACGGAGTAAGAGGGCTTGCACTCTCTATTCCTAAAGTCTTTTCCTCAGATAATGGGCTCGAAAAAGGAGATCCTGTTGAAATCTTCCGGGACACAATCGATGGGAAAGATGTACTGATACTGATCCCAAAAGATAAATCAAAAGAACCTAAGCAAAGCTAAATCACATGTGATATGAAAAACTATTATAAACCATATCAAAATTAATTACGGAAGTATGGAATGACTGAAGTACAGAATTTGAATCAGAAATACCAGGAAGAACTCAAAGCAATGATTGCTGCAGTGAAACTGGCACATCCGGAAATCTCTGATGCTTTTATAGCTAGGAAACTTAAAATGACTCCCCAGGCATTTAGTTATGCCATGAACATCTCTACAAACTTCTCTATTGGCTTCTATGAGGAAGTAAAAGATCTGTTAAGAAAAGAAAATTTAATCCGTGAACCTTCCCAGGCATGGAAGGACCTGAACTCTTCCTGTAGAGAAATTGAAGTTACGCTATTTCATCAACTGGAGCTGCTGAACTTAAAAGTATCGGAAATAGGAGAAGATGAAAAATTCACAGAAGAAGAAAGGCCTCAGATGATCGCTGTACTTGAGATAATAAAAAACTCTATCTGTAGCAAGCTTGATAAAATGATAAAAGAGATTAAGGAAGGATAATATGGATGGGTTAACATTACTGGAAAAGAAGCAGATGGAAATCTTCCAAAAGGAAGTCAGAAGAATATTAAGGTTAAGCTCTGAGCGGGATCTTTATAATTATAATCAGGCATCTTTCCGGTTGAATGTTAGCAGAAATACTTTTGAAGAGAAATTTATTAAAACCGGTTTACTCGTTTTTGTTGAGATACGCGGTGAGAGATGGATAGCCAAAAAAGATATTGACAAAATGGTTGAATCAACAGACAGATATGTACACAGGGATTCGTTACGAAGGAAGATAGCTGATGCAGGATGATCTTAGTAAAAGAGCATGGAGAGAACTTCAATTATCCTTTATCGAAACCTTTAGTAAATTAGATGAAGCTGAAGAATTGAAATTATCTGAATTATTAGCCAATGCTAATAAGAATAATCAACCTCAAGGCATCATTAGAGAGACAATAAATTCACCAATTAATAAACAAAACACGGAGAATAAATGAACGAAGAACAAAATGGAACTGCTGCAAGCAAAGTTGAATTGCCAGAAAACATTAAACCGGTTAACGGCTTAAAAGACAATTACCTGATACTAGATCAATATGGTAATCAACATGAGATGGTGGAAATACCCACATTCCTTTGTGCAATGGGGAATACTTTTCATCCACATCCCGCCTTCATTGTCGATGGAAAATTAAGAAGAATATTTATTGGAAAATATCAGGCTTCAATTCTTGATGGTAAATATGTTATTCAAAAGAACGGCATGGTCGCTCATTCAATCAACTTCGATAATTCAAACCAGGCATGCAATGATCTGAATAACGGATCCTCAATAACAGGGTTCCATCTTATTTCAAATACAGAATGGGCAGTTCTTACCATAATTTCCCATCAGGTGATGAATGGAGTCAGGGTCCAGGGAAATAATCGCTATGGTAAAGACTTCTCATCTAAAACTATTATGGGGATGCATGAACCGTATCAAAAAGAATTCAAAGATAATTGTTTTCCGGCTAGATGGCTTGCCGGGTCTGGAGGAATTGTAACTTCGCACAACGGAAATGAATCCGGGATATATGATTTGAATGGGAATATTTTGGAATGGGTCAAAGGCTTACGCCTGAATGACGGCGAAATAAACATTATCCCTGACAATAACTCCGCTATTTCTTTAATCGATGTTTCTAAATCAAGTTCACAATGGAAAGCAATACTTGAAGACGGAACTTTGGTAGAACCAGGTACGGAAGGCGCTTTGAAATTTGATGATGAAGGAAGAATATCAAAATTTACCAAAAGAAACTGGAGCGGCCACATTTTCAAAGATACAATATGCGCTGATGATGTTTCCCCTGATTGTGCCGGTGTTGAACTACTAAAGAAGCTGACCATATTCCCATCGGTAACAGGACCTCATGACGATTATTTCTGGTTTGATACTAATGGTGAGTCTATTCCGCTCCGCGGCGGCTATTGGAACGATGGTGCCGGTGCCGGGCTTCGTGCCCTGAACCTCTACGGTGGACGAGGAGGTGCGAACGGCCACATCGGCTTCCGGGTCGCTTTTGTTCTTTGATCTGGTTACTGTCCTCTGGTGTTCTGTTTTTAATTTTATTGATTGGTAAATATTAAAAGTTTCTTAATCTGCAAACAAACGGAGTCATTATGGAAAACTTACTATATATCCTGGGAGTATTTGGACTTCTACTCTTCTCCAATTTAATTACTTACCACAAAGCAAAAGAGATTACTACTAAAAAGATTTATGATTCATTAACCAATACTGAAGAGGAATAATATGTTTACCATGGGAATTATCTTCGTCACTTCTTTACTTGCCCTAGGAATGAATTTAGTTTATAAGGCAGGTTATCTTAAAGGCTCACTGCAGAATAATAATAAGCTGTTCAAAGAAAATCAGGATCTTGAAAAGAAGATCAGGGTTATGCTGGAAAAGTGGAATGTGTTACTTAATAAGAAGAATAACCTGGTAATGGAAAATGAGGATCTGAAGTCTAGCCTATATAAGATATCCTCAATTGAATTCCCGATCAATGCCGGGTTATTGGATGATGCAAAAAGAAGAAAGATATACCGGGATTATATTAATTCAGTTACTAAAGTTCATTGGGTAGAACCGTTAAAAGAATCAACCTCAGGTATGAATATAATTCTTAACAGACAAAACTAATGACATCCTTTGAGCTAAATAGAACAGAACTCAGGGCCGTCCGGGATAATGCAACAGAATTATCCAAGGCAATCAATCAAACTAATTGGAAACGTGCACTGCTGAATCTGGCAGATGCTGCAGATACACTTGATGCTATTCTCTCGAGAGCTGACTTAAATGGAATAAGTCTCAAAGGAAAGAAGATCCATAAACTATTAAAAGACCAAGTTGATGACAATAAACCTGGTACAGTGGAGCCAGTACATGCATAAACGCGGAGTAGAGCAAATGGCAGCTCGCTGGGCTCATAACCCGGAGGTTGTAGGTTCAAGTCCTGCCTCCGCTACTAGTTTTCTAAACAATTTAATGAGGATTCAATGAAGAAAGAAAGGGTTACTAAAAGCAAAACCGGAAAGAAAGGGGAAGTCACGAGAGTAATTGATGAAGGAGAATATAAACTTATCTCAATGGATGATATTTATCCATCACCATCTAATCCAAGAACTAATTTTAACCAGGTAGAAGTTGATGAAATTGCTTCTTCTATTAAACAGGTTGGAATAATCAGTCCTGTTACTGTCAGAGAGAAAAAGCTAGGAAAGAAGCATTATGAATTAGTTGTTGGAGGTAAAAGATATCGTTCTGCTATTGTTGCTGAATTAAAGCTGATGCCTTGTGTAATAAAGCTGCTAACCGATCAGGAAGTACTCGAGATCCAGATAATTGAAAATCTCCATAGATCTGATGTTCATCCCCTTGATGAAGCAAATGGGTATCAGTCCTTAATTAAAAACAACAAATATGATATCCAATCTCTGGTTCAAAAGTTTGGTAAATCTGATTTCTATATTTATCAAAGATTAAAACTACTTGATCTTATTGCTCCAATTAAAAAACTCTTCTATGAAGACACTATAATTCTTGGTCATGCAATATTACTTGCCAGGCTTCAACCCACAGACCAAAAGAAAACCCTCGATGAATTGAAAGATTACAGGGGTAATTTATCAAACGATAATATTCAGTCACCTTCAAGATTAAGACAATGGATTGAAGGTAATATAATGATGGATCTCCATAAAGTCAGTTTCAAGAAAGATGATGCTAACCTGGTGCCAGCTGCAGGAGCTTGTACGGATTGTTCAAAGAGAACCGGTTATAATAAGTATCTCTTCCCGGAATTAGATAAAAAGGATTTCTGTACCGATCCTGAATGCTTCAAGAAAAAGCTTTCTACACATGCCAATAATATAATTAAGTCATATAAGGATAATAATATCGAATTGGTGAAAGTCAGTGAAAATTATTCCGGAAATAATAAAGAACTCCTCTATGAAAACAACTATGAAAAAGCGACTGGTAGTAAATGTGATTGTAGTAAAAAAGCTATTATTTGTGACGGCACTGAAACTGGAAAGATAATCGATATCTGTACTGATAAGAGCTGCAAGGTTCATCATCCTTATTATTCCTCTTCTTCAGGAGGCAATAAACCTACCCCGGATGAAAGATACAAAAGAAGAATTGAGATTATCAGTCAACCTGAGTGCATGGAGGTCATAAAACAATCCTGCGTTAACCTGGTTAAAGATGATGAAATATTTATAAATGATATAGAATTGCTGATTAAAACCTGTATGCGTGGTTTTATGATGCTGGAATCATCAAGAAGGGATTATTTAGTCAAGGAAGTGCTGCAGATAGATCTTACTAAATATGAAAAGATGCAGAGCATGGAAAAGGTTCAGGAATTATATGATTATGAATTTCAGGATTATCATCTTGATGATGCTGAACTTGGCTTCCTTGATTTTGTATCTGACCATACCACTGAAATCAATCTCCTTAAAAGGATACAGTGGTTAATTATCATATTCTCAGAGGCCAGATTGAATATTGAAGGCATCCTGAAAGATGAAAACACTACCATCCTTCTTAATAATCTTAAAAAGCTTATTGATGTTGATAAAATCAAAAAAGAAGTAGCTGTTGAATATGATGCCAAACGTGCAAAAACAAAGAAAGGATTCTTCAAAAATAACGGCTATGATCCGGACCTGGGAAAGAAAGAATCCGATATCCGGAATAAATGCATGTTTTCTCTGGGGGATGATCTCTATTGCAAACGTGAGAATGCAATAAATCTTTCAAATCTTATTGCCAAACATCCTGAAGTAGGGTTTAGCAATCATGATTTAATATATAACATAAATTTTGGTAATGCTCAGATCTGTTTCAGAAAAGTAACTGCAAAAGATAAATTCCACATAGATGGATTTTCTTTGGATGATTTACCTCTTGTACCCGTGGAAAATATAAAAGATAATATTGGTGGATGCAGGGAGACAATTGATAAGGCCATAGAAAAATTATTAAAAGCTTATTCTGCTGATAAACCGGCTAAAGAGAAGAAAGTCTCCGGGAAGAAGAAAGCGGTGAAGAAATGAATAGGCAGGAATCAATTGCTTCCTGCCCATTAACCTGGCCGGAGGGATATAAACGAACTCAATACAGGAAAGATTCAAGATTTGCACGGGATCTGACGATTGCCTTAGCAGCTGACAACCTGGAGAACGAACTTAATTTGTTAGGAGCGAAGAATCCCATACTCAGTACAAATATTCCACAGAAGCTTGCCGGTGGACCAAGATCCGGATTTAACCCAGGTGATCCAGGAGTTGCAGTCTATTTCAAGAGAAAAGATAAAAATGTTGTATTGGCCTGTGATAAATACAGGAGAGTTCAAGATAACATACATGCAATAGTAAGGACAATTAACTCTTTAAGGCAAATAGATAGGGATGGAGTTTCTGATTTTCTTGAACGCGCTTTTACCGGATTCACTGCTATTGCTGAGAATGCCGGTCCTTCTAATGGTGCATGGTGGCAGATCCTTGAATTATCAGAGAACTGCACTTATGAAGAAGCTGAAGCATCATGGAAACAATTATCAAAGAAACATCATCCCGATCTGGGTGATGATTCAGGCTATATCTATTTAATCAATGATGCCTGGGAGAGAGCAAAGAAAGAATTTTCACTAAAAGGAAGTTAATAGTCATGGTACAGTTTACTAAAATCAAAAGAACAAATACCGGCATCGAGCTGCATTACCGGGTAAAGAAAGCTGATAACAAATATGATATCCTTTCCCTGGTATGTCCCGAGAATCCACTTCCTTCATTTATCCAGGCCTTTATGGATTTAAGGAGACATCTTTTACTTATCTGTGAGATTCCTATTGATAAAGAAATTATTGAAAGATCACACGTAAAAGGAGCCACTTTAACCTATTCAGGTGATGATGATATCCTGGGAGCTGTAATATCCGGGATATTGAAGCTAATGCATTCCAACTCTCCATTGGTCCTAAATACTCCTCATAAGAATACAGATTATCCGGGTGACATGGGAGACCCTAAGACTTTAATGGATGAAGATTGTGCCGATGCTTTAGAGACTCTTATAACTGAAGCTGAAAAATACTTGAATGGAGATCGGGCTCAGGAAGAATTATTCCCTGAGGAGCCAGCTAAGGCTGAAACTGAGGAAGAAAAAGATAAAGCTCAGATGGAACTGGAACTCAAGAAAGTCCCTATTGAAGACAGAATAATTGTAAAACTCGTTCTTTGTGAGAAATACTTTGATGAAACTCCATCCCATGATATAGTAAGTAGCTGGACAGAGAAACAGAAGCTGCAGGTTTATGCCTGGTTAACCAATATAAAAGAAACCGGCAAATATTTTCCAATTCCTAAAGTAGTTAAACAATATTGTAAACTTGAAGGACCTGTAAAGGATGATGAATAATGGCTATTAGAATTATCAAAGAATTTCAGGAGATACTGGATAAGAACCTGGAGACAAAAGAAGGTAAGATAATAACTGAAGAAGCTGCAGGAAAGATTTTAGATCACCTGGTAGAAAAGAAACTTATTAAACTTAAAAAGATCAGGACCTATAATGGTTCTGATATTATAAATCATTTTGCTGATTAAATAAAAAGGAAACAATAAATGAATGCTAAAATAATTCTATTCCCATTGCTATTGGCATTATTGCTATGTCTAGGAATATTGTTAAACGAAGGATGCTCTCCTAAACAGTATGACTTTGCAAGAATAAACCAGATTGATACAATGTGTGACAAATACATTGACACAATGGAAGTTTATAAATCAAGAACTGATTTTCACGGTCAAAGAATATATGCAGAATGTCAATCATTTATGATGTTGTTGAGGGCAGATAGGGATTATCTATTAAACCATCCAGAATATCTAGAAATTAAATAAAAAGGAAACATTAAATGAAAAATTGGATCATAAAAAAACTAAGATTATTACTGAATTTTATATTCACTCCTGTAACACTTGCTATATCAAAACAGGGACTTGAACAGAATTTAACACTTTCAAACATTGAAGATAAAGTTTATGAGCTTCAAAAAGCTTTTTATGGGACCAAAGAGAAGATAGATCCGGAGACAAATAAGATAATATCTCTGAGACAGTATGGAGTTCTTGAGATTATAAATGAAATAAAGAGGAAATCAATATTCCCGCTGCTGATAACTTCTAAAGGAAAGATATTCCCGCTGCTTACCAGGTCACTTGAATTTGAATGTAATTATCGATTTGACAGTCAACAAATCATATATAACATCCTGATAGATCGGGTTGCTGTTGATTCTTTCATTCTAAACCTCAAAGAAGGCTTCATGAAAGAAGATCATCCGGATATTGATGTATTTACCTGGGCAAGATCTCTTTTGATGCAACCAAAGGTTATATCCACTCCAGGGATGAAGGATAGAAGTGTCTGTGATGCCATTGCTGCAAGAATGACATCCTTCTTTGCTGAAATGCTGTCTACTACAGACACAATATTCCACCATGAATTACAAACTATCTGCCATGCTTCTTTCTTAGGCTATATGAGGGAATTAAGAGACCGTGAGATCGAAAATCAGAAGGAAGAGGCTGAAAAGTTGAAAGAGAAAGAAGCTGCTGATAAAGTAGCACTCGCTGCTGATAATACAGTGGATGAATCAATTGCAATTAACGAATCAAGTTAGGAATTATGAATAGTCACCATTCTTTCGAAAAGAAATTAGCATGTAAAGTAGGTATCGAAAAATCACTACTCTTAGGTAGAATTCAATTCTTTGTAGAATATAATCAACAGAATATGAAAAATTACAGAGATGGGAATTACTGGATGTATGATAGTAGTTCCGCTCTACAAGAAGTTTATCCGTATCTCAATGCAAGTTCTATCAGAAGATGGATGGTGGACCTTGAAAAGGAAGGGTGGATAGAATCAGGTAACTTCAATAGAAGAGCTAATGATCTTACAAAATGGTATACAATGGGTAAAAAATTCATCAATTATCTTAAAGAAGAGGGTGATAAATTACCTGATCAAAATGATCAGCCAACTTTGTCACATGATCAAAATAGCCTTTTTGATGAAGAATTAGCCGCTCAAAATGATCAGGTAAATGAGTTACCTGATCAAAATGAACGGCCGGCCGCTCAAAATGATCAATCCATTGCTCAAAATGATCAGCCATTACCTATTATAGCCTATAGCAAACCTAATGTAGCAGTAGAAGAAGAAAAGAAACCGGTCCCTGCTCCTCCCGGATCTGTTGAGAAAGAAATCCCGGATCTGGATTCAGAAATCGGAAAGCTTTTCATAACCTACTTTTCAAAGACTCCCCATTTCTCCCTGGTGGATGATATCAAGAAAACGATTGTTATGGATCAATCGGATAGAACCAATGCAGAAAACCTTAGAATTGCCCGGGATGCCTTTGCACAGGCAACCAGGCAGGATAAATGCACTGTTGCCTATGTGCTCAAAACGATTGAGGGTATGAAGCGCGATATAGCCACCAAGAAAGAAAAAGATGAAGCTTTGAAGAAAAAAGAGGAAATACAGGTAATGGCCAGTAATACCAACCCTAACAAGTGGAAGGGTACATTTAACGATATTACCGGCGGAAAGAATAAATATCTTGATGAACCCACTGCAGAGCCTATCAAAAAGATTCCAGTAATTGACAAAGACTCAGAGGAATACAAACGAAAGAAAAAAGAATTTGAACAGGAATTGAGTGAGGCAATAGGTGAGTAGAAACAAGACTTGTGAATGCGGCCAGGAGATCTTCTTTCTGAAGACATCCAAAGGAAAGTTTATCCCGATCAATGTAGAATCATTGAAAGCTCCAGAGAGAGAAGATCTGCTTAATGGAATGGAAAGGCTATATGATTCAACACGGCATATTACACATTTCTCGACATGCCCGATTGCAAAGAAGTTTAGGAAGTAATATAAAGGAAAGCCACTATGAAACAGTACTACACATACTGCAGGGAATGTAAAGCGGAGATAGTATTCATAAGAAATAAAGAAGGAAAGAATATTCCGGTCAATAAATCATCCTTAAATATCGAAGAGAGGAGGTCTTTAGCGATGGGTTTAATCATTCCTTATGAAGCACTATCAATGCAGAAACACTTTGATACTTGTCCTAAGAATCGTGATCAGAGAAAGTCAACCAATTATATGAGATACTAAAATGTCTAACAATATCCGGGATGGTTACAAATCGATATTTGTAGATCTGGGTAAACAGATTGATAATGCAAGTGTTAGTGCAATGAATAGAGCCGCTTCATCTGCCATTACTGCAGCCAGTGCACTGATCAGAGAGCGGTACAAGATAAGAAAACAAGATCTTGACTTAAGGTTTAAGATCGTACGTAAAGCAGATAAGAACTACCCAGTAGTTACAATCAAGATAACTAAAGGTGATATCGCTTTATACAAGTTCAATGCCACCCAGATGGGTCATGCAGGTAGACCTGCATTATATACTAAGTCAGGTAGATTGAAGAAGAACCCAAAGACTGGAGGGAACGGTAAGTGGGGTGTCAAGGCAGAAGTTGAAGTAGGTAAGAGAGTAGTCTATCGGAGTAATGATGGATCAAGAGGATCCTTCGTCCAGACTATGAAGAGTGGACATGTCGGAGTATTCATTCGTAAATCTAATGAGAAAGGTTCAGGGATCAAAGAAATGTTTGGTGTTGACATTACCAAACTTATCGATCCTAAGTCAGGCAACAGTATGGTAATAAAGGAAATGACTGATGTATTCTACAATGTATATGATGAAAGGTTAGCGCATGAACTGTCAAGAGTATAGTCAGTACTGTCTCATAGTGGGACGGGCAATGGGTCCTTCCCGGAGTATGTTTAAATGGGTGCGGTTCGAGCCCAAACTCTTTCGACTTTTTTGCGAAAATAACATGAATTCTATTCTTTTTAATTTCAAGGTAACATGAAAAAGCAAAATCCAAAGCAGATTGTGAATAAGATAATAGCTCAGAGACCGGTTAAATGGCGGGACTTAGAGTGGTTACAGATTGAAAACTTAAAAGATATTCCGGAAGAGAACTTTGAAAAACTAAAGAACTCACTCCAGGTAAACAATTTCATTCAACCATTTAATGTTTGGGAACAGAGATCGGGTCTTTACTCAAAGATCTGGATACTCGATGGCCGGTCCCGCAAAAAAGCAATGATGGAACTGGAAGAAGGCGGAGTTAAGATCCCGGAGAAGCTGCCGGCTAATTTTATCCAGTGTAAGAATAGAAAAGAAGCTGCAAAATTAGTTTTAGTCTATTCATCTCTCTATGCTAAGATCACCCAGGATGGATTAAAAGAGTTTATGGATATAAATAAACTGCTGCTTAAAGACATTGACCAGGAGATGGATCTGGGCTTTGATCTATCTCTGCTGTCAGCTGACAATCCGGATGTGGACCAATTAGAAAAACAAAAGAACATTTCAGATATCTATATCATCATTGGGGAGTACCGGCTTCTTCTGGAAAGAAAGGTCTATTTGAAATGGATGTCAGAGTTAAAACAGAAAGAAGGTGAAGATAAGATTGCCATCCTGAAGGAAATAAAAAGAAGATTAAGAATTAATTAAATATGAAAGGTATAAAAGCAATATGGACTGAAGAGTTAATTGATTTATTGAAGAGTCTATACTTCGAAAAGACAGAAAGAGAACTGGCTGAAATAATTGGACTCAGTAGATGTGCTGTTAAAAATCAGATAAAAAGATTAGGGTTAAGACTTCCTGCAGATATTTATGAAGCAAGAATGAAGAGTACTCAATGGAGTAAGGATCATTTAGGTTTCAGGTGTCCTAAAGGTGTTCATCTTTCCCCGGGATCTGAATTCAAGAAAGGAATTGTTCCTAAAAATACTCTTTATGATGGCTGTATTCGAGTAAGGAATACTCATAGTATACCATATAAATGGATTCGGGTATCTCAGGGACACTGGAGAGAGCTGCATAAAGTTATTTGGGAAAAGAAATATGGGGATGTACCGGAGGGGATGATTATTATTTTTAAGAATAAAGATAGTATGGATGTTAGAATTGGTAATCTCAAACTCATAACCATGGCTCAGAATCTTAAAAGAAACAGGCCAGAGGATATTCATACGAATATGGAATATAGATACAGATCTGATAAATGGGTGAGTAGTTATTTAATCCGGGACAAAAAAGTAAGGAAGGAAATACTTAAAAATCACCCAGAGATAATTGAAATTAAACGGAATCAACTTATACTAAATAGAAAAATAAAGGAAACAGAGAGATGTCGGAACCATTAGTTACACTTAGAAATACTCTTTGCCAGAGGCAGGGGAAAACTTTCTTATATAAAACCCGGGAACATAAAATTAATAATTTCAGGATCACTGAGGACAAGTGCTATATATCCACTAGCATAGATCTTATCGTTCTGGATTATTCTGAGGCTGAAAAGATTATCAGATCAGAATTCCTTCCTGTTGACGCTATTGAAATAGTTGCAGTTGGTGAGTCAATGACATTAAAGAAATTAAAAGAAAGTAACATCATTGCTACACTGCAGGAGAATATTGAAAAACTTAAACTCAGTAAGGAATTTATTAACCAGGCTAAGGCTATCAATGGTACCGTAAATACCATGCTTAACATTGTTAGGACTGAAATTCTATTTAAGAAGAATGGTAAATGAAAGTAAAATATCAATATATCCATTTTGTTAAAGCTGAAAAGAATAAAAAAGAGCATTGGGAAGTTTACAATAACCGGACCGGCTCTTTACTTGCTTACATAATATGGTACCCATCCTGGAAACAATGGGTAACAACTCAGGCTCAGGAGCAAATAATCTTTAGTGATTCCTGTTTTCTCGACATAATTGATTTCAAGAAACAATTGGAGCCACCTAAATGATAAAAAATGAGCATCCTATATTATTCAGTACTCCCATGGTAAAGGCTATTTTAGAAGGGAGAAAAACTCAGACCAGGAGAACTGTGAAACCTCAACCTGATGACAGTGGACTATGGAATCATTCAGAATTCCCAATGTCAATCGACAGTAATTTAGAAGGATGGCATGGGACTGTAGACGAAACAGGAGAAAATAAAAGGTTCAAATGCAAATACGGAAAACCGGGCAGCATACTTTGGACGAGGGAGACATTTACGCGGGACGAGAACGGGCATATTGGCTATAAAGCATCTCCTGAAACATGGAGAACAAAAGAGAACGGGTTTAATGATGGAACAAACTGGATAAATTGGCAATGGACACCTTCAATCTTTATGCCCCGCTCAGCTTCACGCATAGATTTACTGGTAAAAGATATCCGGATAGAAAGATTACAGGACATAACAGAGGAAGATGCAATCAAAGAAGGAACCCCAATTCCAGTAAGCGAAGAAAATAATGTGTTAATGCCACTAAACGGGAAATACTTTCCAACCGATTATTTCAAACCAGTGGACAAAACAAATTATAACCGTGCTTTTTACGGGGTTTTATGGGATGAAATAAACGGCAAAACATATCCCTGGAATTCTAATCCATGGGTTTGGGTAATTGAATTTGAGAAAATTAAAAATGAGTAGAAACATTCACTGGTCCATGGCTGATATCGAAAAGATTCAAAAGAAAGGAGGTCTGCTTGCTGTACAGAAGCATATATTAAAAGGATTTGAGGAAGCTGCTGTAATTAATGCCAGGCATATTGCAACAAAGAAAATATTTGATTATCCGGGAAGGATATTTAATGCTCTTAAGGTCCTTAAAATAGCTGCAGTCCGTGAATATAGATTCCTTCATGATCGCAGATTCAAATTTGATATTGCTATTCCGGAGAAGAAGATCTGTATTGAATTTGAAGGTGGAATCTATTCAAAAGGAAGACATACCAGGGGGAAAGGATTTGCCAGGGATGCAAAGAAATACAATCTGGCCGTTATCCATGGATGGAAGTTATTAAGATGTACTACTGCAGATGTTAAAGAATTTAACTGGGAATTCAGAGCTGCAGATGAAATTAAAAAATTGATTGAAGGAAAGATATGAGAGTAATAATACTTGATCTGGATTATTCATTAGTAATGAATCCTAAAGAATGTCCCGGAATCGAGGATATTAAACTTGAGAAATATGACAGGAGAATAACTAATCAATTCTCTGATCATGATAAGGTTTATCTGTATTCCAATAGATCTAATCGTTTTGAATATCAAATAATAACCCAACTTAGACAACAATTATATTGGGTACCTACGCTTTCTTTTTTTAATAATGATTCGATGGAATTAGCACAATGTATTGATCGAGATATTGTTAAAGACTCAGGCTCCTCGTTTTCAACTGAAATGAAGAAATATAATACCAAACAATTTATTATGTCCATGAACCTGGATTTGAGCGTTTACATTGCAATTGAGGCTGACAAAAAAACAAGAGAGATGTATAATGAACTCGGAATAAAAGCTATCACCAAGGAAGAATTCTTAGGCATTTGATTATATGGCTGATGCGAAATATGCTACTTCAAAGCAGATCGGCGATCTCCTGAATGTCACTCAATATGATATAAAGAAACTCGTTAAAGCCGGCATGCCTAAACTAGGACAGAATAAATTCAATGCTGTCGAGTGTACCAGGTGGTATATAAATTATCTTAAAGAGAACATGGAGTTTGGGACCATAAAAGACATGGCATTGATGATTGATAAAACAGAAAGATATGTTAACAAGCTAGTAGCTGAGAAGAACTTCCCGGGCAAAGTGGCCCATGGTAAGTATAACCGGGTTACTTTCCTGCATGCATATTTAAATTTTAAGGATCTACTGATTAAAGATGCCAAGACCGGTGGGGAAAATAAAACTGATGCTCAGGCAAGACTTGCAAATATAAATGCAAATCTAAAAGAGATTGAATGGCAGAAGGAGCTGAAGAACTTCGTACCGGTGAAACCACTTGTTTTCAATTTAACTAATCTATTTGTAAAATTTTCAAAAAACATAGATGGATTTCCATACAGAATAATTAATAAACTATACGCTGCTTCTAAATCAAAGCCCGATATGTTGATCATACTAAAAGAAACGTCACATACATTAAAACAGGAATTATCACGAACTCACCTGGATGTAATTATCCAGGAGTCTTCAGAAACTAAAAATTAATAAATTGACATATATCCAGGAACAAACAAACAAACAAGGGTTCATTATCCCGGAAGGAATAGTCCAGGGAATATTGGAAGATATTGTATCTACCATACTTACTCAGTTAACACCGGCTCAGAAGATAAAGGTAAGTGAATGGGCAAAGAAATACAGATATCTCTCTCCGGAGGATACCGACAATTTTGGTTTATGGTCCAATGTTGGTTTTGAATACCTGGATGAACCTATGGATTGCCTACTGGATCCATATATCCGGAAGATTTCAATAATGAAATCTGCTCAGACAGGTTTTACCCAGGCAATGCTTAATATGATTGCATACCTGATCGACATGGATCCCGGGCCAATGCTCATCTGTTATCCTACTGAAAGTAATGCTATAAAATTTAGCAAAAGAAAACTAGAGCCCATGTTGCGCGATACTGAGCGGCTTCATGGGAAAGTCTCAGATCCAAAAACAAAGGATGGCTCAAATGCTACACTGGAAAAGACAATACCTGGTGGATTCCTTTCAATCGTTGGACTTGCCTCCCCCAATACTTTAACATCTCAATCCATTAAATATTTATTCATTGATGAGAAGGACCGTATTAAATGGGTTACAGGTGAGGAAGGAGATACGATAAATATTGTTGAGAAAAGATTAACCGGCTTTAATGAATCATACAAGAATATTAATATCTCAACTCCTACCACCAAGGGAAGATCCCGGATTGAATCTGATTATGAAAACTCTGATCAGAGGAAAAGACAAGTACCGTGCCCGCGCTGTAATCATTTCCAGGTTCTGGACTTCTGGAATCTTAAAGGATGGAGGATCGATAAAGGAGTTTATATCCCGGAGGAAACATATTATGAGTGCGAAGCCTGTAAAGCTCATCTTGATGAACGTGATAAATATAAAATGCTTCCTGATGGCCTCTGGATTAAAGATAAACCTGAGATCATTCATCATGCAGGATTCTATATCTCAGAATTATACTCAACACTCCGTACCTGGGAAGATCTCGTAAGAAGTTGGATCAGTAAGAAGAATAAACCTACAGAGAGGCAAACATTCTTTAATCTTGAGTTAGGTCTACCTTATGAAGATGTTGAATCGAAACCTCCAAATGAACTTGAACTTATGAACCGGTGTGAGGAATATACTTCAAAGAAGCTGCCTGAAGGTGTACTGGCTCTTGTAGGTTCTGCAGATATCCAGGGAGATCGTATTGAAGTCAAGATTAAGGGATTTGGAATGGAAGAAGAGAGCTGGCTGATCGATTATCAGATCTTCTATGGCAATCCAATGACTTTATATAATACGAGTACTGAGAATATATGGAGAAGAGTGGAATTATTCCTTGAAACCAAATATTTACATGAATCTGATGTTTATTTAAGATTATCTGCATTTGGTATCGATACTGGGTATGCAACCAAATATGCTCAGACCTTTGTTAAGAAAATGCAGAGGAAAGGAAATAAATTCATCTTTGCTCTGCAGGGAGATAATAAAGGAGGCAAACAAGGTATCACCGGAGCTCCATTACTTTCAAGACCATCACAAAAGAATAAACTTGGTGTCAGACAGTTCATGATCGGCACTGATACTGCAAAGAAAACCATCTTTAACAGGCTTAATATTGTTGAATTTGGCCCAGGATATATGCATTTCCCTAAAGGTACAACTGAGGAATATTTTAAGCAGCTGGCCTTATCTGAGAAATTAGTTAATGTTTATCAGAAAGGTGTAGTAGTCAGGAAGAATTGGGTAAAACAAAGAGCAAGGAATGAAGCTTTGGATCTTGAAGGTTATTGCCTATCTGCCCTGGAATATGCAAATATTAAAAACTGGGATATATTAAAACAGATGCTGCAGAATACTGCAGAGGAGAAAAAGAAAAACGCTGTCAATCAGGACGAAGAAGGCCCTAAAGAAAATAACTCAGGAGAAAATGAACCTAAGAAAATATTGCCTAAGAGGATAAAGATCAGGACCGGTAAGAATTTCGTAAACGATTATTAAATGAGATATTGAATTTTGTCTGATAATATAAAGCCAACAAAAATAGATATCCAACCTTACAGTGTTAAGGAAATATTGAAGCTGAATAAGAACGTTCAACCCTTTGTAAATAATTTAATTGAACATTATTTATCAGGTTCGATGGTTTCATTGACCGAGGAGAATAAAATTTGTTTGGAAGAAAAAAGCAAAGAATTGAATATGACACCTTCTGAAATTATTAATTTTATCCTTTCCAGATTCGAGATAACTCCACCGGAAAAAGTAAAGAAAATTAAGATCGAAGTTTCAAATGATCGAATTTCAATCAAAAAGGGGAAAAACTTTGTAACCGATTTTTAGCCTACCTTCAAAATCACAGGACTTTATCGTACTCATCTATATGCCCTTTCACCAAACCCCTATAAACAGGCACTAAAAAGTTACGAGGTAAAATGAGGTAAAACCTCGTGGATTAAACTTTCCCAATCAAATACATTCACACCATTGAAATTTTATTATTTAAATGATTTAATAAAAATGTAATGGCTGACGAAAAATCCCCCGATCAAATAGACCTCGATAATTTAAGAGCTGCATACTCAAGACTAGCCGGTAGAGAATTTACAGAAGTTCAACTCCCGGGTGGAAGAATATTCAAATATCGGGACCTTGCCGCTGTCAGAAAAGAAATTACCCGTCTTGAAATAAAACTTGGCCTTAGAAAACGCGTACCCAGAATATTGGAGAGCTATATATAATGGGAATGCAGACTAATGTCGATGTAGTCAGACCTTTTAATCCCCAATCACGTAAGATGAATACCAGGACATTTGATTCCGGTCAGATTGATCGTTTGGGTCAGATCTGGCAAGGTGGAGAAACCCATATCAATTGGGATCTCCGTATGGGATTACGTGTTATGCGTTCTGCATCCAGATACTTAGCTCAGAATGATCCTTATGGAAGAAAGTTCTTACGTACACTTCAAAAATATGTTATTGGACCTGAAGGATATACCCATCGTAACAAAGCTGCTGATTATATAACCGCTAATGGGCAAACAAAAAAGAAACTTGATACTACTGCAAACAGAATAATCCAGGATGGATTCTGGGACTGGTCAAAGAAAGATTATTGTTATGTAACCAAGGATATGAGTTTTGTTGAAGGTAATGGATTAGAAATAAAAACGATTGCCATGGATGGGGAGATCTTCATTAAAAAAGTTTATGAGAAAAAAACTGCTAATAAGTTTGGTATTACCTATCAACTGATTGAATCTGCTTATTGTGATGATCGGTTAAACAAGGTCCTTCCTAATGGTAATGTCATCACCATGGGGATTGAACATACACCGCTTAGAAAAGTAGTGGCCTATTGGTTTATCGAATATAGACCTGGAGATGATCTTTACGGATGGAATCCAAGAATGTACTACATAAGGATTCCTGCAGATCAGATAATTCATATTTACATGAAAGAATATGTTGGTCAGATGAGAGGCATCCCCTGGTGCGCTCCTGTTGCTACAAGACTTCATGTACTGAAAGGATTCCAGGAAGCCGCTTTAATGAATGCAAGATCTTCTGCAAGAAAAGCTAATGTTCTGAAACCTGCAAAGGGAGAGGACGTAGATCTTACGGCTGACTCCGTCTCCGGAGAATATGTAACCGAGGATGGTGGTGAAGAAATAATTGTAAAGTCAATCCAACCCGGGGAGACCTTTGTTGTACCTCAGGGATATGATTTTGATCAGTATAATCCTGTATGGCCCACCGGATCTGAAGGACCTTTCACGGATGCTATCTTAATGGGAGTCTCTTCCGGATGGGATATCGATTTTCCTACACTCTCATCAAACCTAACCGGTGTTAACTATACCAGTTCACGTCATGGTGCACTTGACTCACGTCTGGGATGGAAAGAACTGCAGAGATTCTTCCGTGAACATAGACTTGAACCAACTCATAAAGATTGGTTAGAATCTGCAATTCTCAATGAAGCCTTCCCGGTACTCCTCCCTCTTAGCAAATTTGACAAATTCAATCAACCGCTATTTCTCGGATACGTCCCTGAATGGGTTGACAAATACAAAGATGTTAAAGCTAAAATACTAGCCAGGGAAGGGCTTCTTGAGAATCTTGAGGAACAGTTAGCTGAGCAAGGAAAGGATATTGACGAATGGCTGGAAGCTGCTGCAGATATCAGAGAAAAAATATTAAGTAAGCTGGGTATAGATATAATGCTTCAACAGGTGAGTCTTGGTGGCGGCAATACAAATGAAGGTCCCGTGGATTCAACTAAGTCTGAGCTTACTGATGAAATGAGAGAAACGATTGAAGAGCTGGTCGAAGAGACAATGGATAATTATAAAAGTAATGGAAAACATTAAGGATTTATTTTAATGGAAAAACAACAACTTGAGTTTTTAGCATCCAGGGGATTAACATTTCGCGATACTCAGTTAAGATCTGATTCAATCAATTTGGATGAAAGATCTGTTGACTGCTCAATTGCAACTGAGAATCCGTCCCTGGTTATAGATTGGGACGAATGGGAAATAGTAAGGGAAATACTTCTTTGTGGTCCTGATAATGTAATTCTACCTGATAGCAAACAGGTCCCCTTATTAGAATCACATTTAAGAATAACAACTGAATATCTTAAAGGTTCTATACGTAGTCTTAATGTGGCCAATGCTGAAGTAGGTGGAAAAGCTTTTATATCCTCTATCGAAGAAGATATGTGGACCAAAATTAAGGAAAGACATTTAACAGATACTTCTGCCGGTTACAGAACATTCCCTCAATTCACTGCCAGAATCAGACCTAATGAAACAGGAATAATAGCAGGAAGAACTTTCACAAATAATTATGGTGATAATTTTAATCTTGTTATCCGTTCACGCTGGGAGCTGAAGGAAGGATCTGCTGTTGCAATTGGAGCTGATGCTAATTCAAAATTCAGATCCATGGCAATTGAAAAATTAAATAAAAGAGCTGAATGCGATCATAAAGAAACAAGAATGGTTTCTGATTGCTGTGGGGCCGAAATGAGTCAGGGAGATATCGACGAAGGTACATGCCCGGATTGTGGAAAAGATTGTAATCCGGTAGAACAATGTCGTTCGTGTGGAAAAGAAACGAAAAGAAATTCAGAACCTATTAATAAACGAAATTCTACAACTAAAACTAAGGAGCCAATCCTAATGGAAGAACCCGTAAAAAAAACACCTGAGGAGCTAGTGAAGGAAGACCGTGCAAGGTGCACGGAAATAAGGAAAACTGCAGAGAGATTCGTTGGCAGAGTTGCTAAAGTACAAGAAACCGCTGAGGATTACTGTGAAAACGGTAGAACCCTTGGTGATTTCTATGAATTCATTGTTAAGAATAATACCACTGGAGAAAGGACTGTTGCTACTCCGGTAACAGATCTTGACATGCCGGATAAAGATAAGAGAGGATACTCGATCTGGAACCTGGTACGTTCAGTGGTCGAAGGAGATCCTAAACTTGCTGCTCTGGAAATAGATGCTTCAAGACAGATATCCAAAAATCTTAATCAACCAACAAGATCTAATAATTCCTTCTTTATCGATTATGGTCATCTGAAAAGAGATATCACAATCGCTTCAGGAGAAAACATGTCAGGAACTGCTGGCAATTTAGTTGCCACTCAGTTGATGGCTGGAAATTTTGTTGATCTGCTTTATAATAAACTTTTATTCGGAAAAGCTCTTAATGTAATGCTTTTGTCTGGATTAGTCGGTTATGTTGACTTCCCACGCAAATCAGCTCATTCAACTGCTTACTGGATAGGTGAAAATGAAGCTGCTACAAAATCAAATATAGATTTTGGAAAATTCACTCTTACACCTCATACAGTTTCCGCTATCGTTCAATATTCCAGGTTAGCTGCTAAACAGACTACACCCGCAATGGAAGGAATTGTAATGATGGATATCTTAATGCAGATATCTCAGACAATCGATGCCGGTGTTATCCAGGGATCTGGCAACGGGAATCAACCTAAGGGAATTTTAGTACAGGATCATGTTAATACGGCTGATATTTCAAACTTCGTCTTTGGAACTGCAATTGATCTTGAAACAGTTCTTGAGGATTTGAATGTGAATACAGATAATCTTCCTTACATAATGACTCCGCTTATTAGAGGTCAATTAAAACAAAGGAAAATTGAAGCTGGCCAGACTGCAAAGATAATTGATAAAAATGAAATGGCTGGCCATGGGGTATTTGGTTCAAAGAACGTTCCCGCAAGTACAATTATGCATGGTGATCCTTCTGAAATCATTTTAGCTGACTGGGGAGTACTCGAAATACAAATCAACCGGTTAAACGATGACGGATCTATTAAAATAATCCCATTCTATGATGTGGATTATGGTTTGAAGAGACCTTCAAGCTGGGTATACGGTAGTAATTTCTCTTAATGTTTCTGATCTGTTAGTAATATAGGCAAAGCCCGGGGCCTTTATCCCGGGCAAAATATTTCTTTAACTAAACAACCTGAGAGGTTAAACTAAATGGCTAACAAAGAAAAACTCGTATCTGTGAAGTTCAAGAAGAGAGTTATGCTTTATGGCTCTGAGCGTAAAGTAGGTAGCACTTTGGACGGAGTTTCTGTTCATGACGCTAATCTTCTTGTTCATAACGAACAGGCTGAGATCTTTGTTCCTTCTGTCTCTAAAAAAGGAGATAAGGAATAATGAAACTCTATCTGTTTGTGCTGCTGTTCATTTCATTACTGGCTCTGTCCTTAAGTCCCCAGGTAAACGCCCAAACGTCATCCTGGAATAAAAATGCCAGTGTGAAATCTATTCAGACTGAAGGACAACTTTTTATGTTCTCAGGTACTATCGATAGTACTAAAGACACCCTAATCAGTACAAATTTATTTTTTGCTGATTATGACAGAGACACTAATCCGGGATTCACATTCAGTGGATTGCTGTCCGGAGGTACTGCTTCCCATCAGAAAGTAAGCATAGAGCTGCTAGGATCCAACACCTATGATGGTCACTACACCACGGTCGACACAATGCTTTATAAAGATAGTTCAATTACAACGATCTATAAAGAATTGACTCTTAATTCGAAGCATTATGCCTATTACAAAGTCCGATGTTTTGGGACCACAGGTAATGTACTGACTGATTTTGATTTTGGATTATATCTCTGGAAGAAGAACCACTAATGTTAGATTTTTCACAAGAAAATTTTAATACAGGAATGGAAGAGGAAGCGGTCTTAACAACCGCTTCCAAATCCGGTTCAATTATCATCAACTACTTTGCTGACTATGAAGATCAGACAATGGTTGATATGGGATTCGAAGATTACAAGAATATTATTGAAATGAAAGCCTCTGATTATGATAGTTATAAACCCCTGCAGAATAATACTCTCGTTTTAAGGGATGTAACCTGGAGACTTTCAGAAAAATACAGAACGGATTATGGAATAATCGTCTGGAGACTGAAACCTAATTTATCATGATATCTACTATAACAAATCTTACACGTGAACAGGCCATAGTTCTTTCATTGATTGAAGAACTAAAAGACATCAAGAAATTGAATGGATATAGGACCGATATCGGCTCTTTGGTAGATCACTGGAGAACTGAAAAGTTTGAGGCTGAAATACCTGAGGCAATTAACGTGAAAGATTATGATGCAACAAACCGGGAAGAAAGTGAAAACGGAGAAAGCCCTTCTCTCGAGGTAGTTATTGAGATTGGCTGCAATGCTAAAAAGGATCCCTGGAAATTCTGCACTGATGGAATCAGGGATGTTAAAATTCACCTGGGAGTGATTGAAAAAGAATTTAATGAAAAATTTAATTGTGAGCCTTTTGAATCCGTATCTCATGGAATATTGGATATGAATAAGGCTGATGGCCAGGGAGAGGCTCATGTTACTATTAAAATTAATTTCACAACTGACCGCTTCCTGGAAAAGGAAGAGAATTTTACAATTGAGGTGGATTAGATGAAAAACTTTTTAACAAAAATGTGGATATGGATGGGAAAAGCAAACTCGGAGAGTAACGGAAGTCCGTCCTCGCAGAGAGCACAAACGACCTATACCGTATTGCTATTTGCAACCGCAATGACATTCGGCTTTATTTTCGTGTTAAGATTTTATCCCAATTACTTGATGGAATATCTCATTATAATATCAAGTGATCTGTTGCTATTTGCCGGCATATCTACGGGTAAAAAAGCAATAGAGGTAAATGGCGAAGTGGAAAAATTAAAAATTACCGGTAAACCGGAAGAGTTGAAATAATGAGAACTCTTGCCATCGTTTGTGATTATATAAAAAGCTTTGAAGGTCTCAAACTGCTGGCCTATTTATGTCCTGCCGGCATTCCCACAATCGGTTATGGCTGTACCCATCCGGATGGACGTATAGTTACCATGGGAATGACTTGCACCAAGGATCAGGCTGAAAAATGGTTTAACGAGGAAGTTGAAAGTAATGAAAAGACATTATCTAAAATGCTGCAGGTTGAAATAAATGATCATCAGATGTCGAGTTGTGTAGATATACTTTACAATATCGGATCCGGAAACTTCCAAAAATCCTCAATCCTTAGTTTTATAAATAAAAAAGATTTTGATAAAGCGGTTGTTTCAATACTACAACATAACAAGGCAAAGGTAAATGGAGTCCTTACAGAACTATCCGGTTTAACCAAAAGAAGAAAATTTGATGCAAGGATTTTCCTCGAGACAGATCCTGCAAAGATATCTCCTTTGCCACATGAAATACCAACGCCTGAAGAGCTGGCAGAGATTGAAGCTGCTGATCTAATAAATATTGATCTTGAAACCTGGGATCAGATTATTGATGATTTTAATAATAATCTTCCACCGGTGCAGGACTTACCAAACAATCTTGGAGGGAATTAACATGGCTGATAAAATGGCTAAATATTTATTGATTGGAATATTCCTGGTAGGAGTACTTGCCGGAGCCGGCGGCTATTCTTTATTCCATAAATGTCCAGAAATTACAAATAAACAAACTGCAGTTAAAGTAGAAGAAAAAACCGATACTTCAACTGCCAAACATGAGCTTGCGGTAATCTCTCCCGCAAAGACCAGGTACACTCCGGTACCTGCTTCAGTCAATCCTCAAGATTCTCCCCAGTCTCCTACTGGGGAGGGTCCTTTAGAGAAGATATCATATTATGATACAACCTCTGCAGATGGATTTGAAGCTCATATAAATTATTATCATAATCAGGATCTCTTCTTAAATCGATTTGTAATTCCGGAGAGGACCATTACAAAAGAAAAGACTATTACTGTAACTGAAACTCAGACAGTAACGATCCGGGAGTTGCCAAAGTGGGAAATTGGAATAGGAATTAAAACCTGGTACCAGGAATCGAAATTTAATTATTATCCATTTGCTTCATTAACGTTTAATCAAAAAGTATTATTCTTTAATACATCCTTAGAATTCCGGGGTAATGCAAATTTTGATAATGGACATGTTTCATTAGCTCCAGAAGTTGAAGGCAAATTAAAAGTAGGCTTATAGAAATGGAAGAATATACAGAAGAAAAAAGAACATCAATAGGTACAAAAAACGTATTAACCTTTGGCCAGGCGGTCCTAACAATAATAGCTTTTATATTCGTTATTGGAGTTACCTGGGGGACAAATGCACTCAGAATTTCCGTCAATGAAGAAGAAATTAAAAGCTTAAAAACTGTAAAAGATGCTGAAACTCTTCAGCTAAACCGCATGGAGCATAACCTACGAAACCTTTGCACTCAACAAAAATTAAATTATGAAGATTTTGGAAAATAGAATCATGAGGAATAAAATGAAAACGCTTTTATTATTAATACCATTATTACTTATAAGTGGTTTAACCCAGGCACAAACCATTAATGGTTTTGATTCAACCTTCGTAAAAATGACTCCTATAGAGAGTCTATCTTCTTCAAAGGCATCTACTGATACTAAATCTGCATCGGGTGCATGGACCGGGAAGAATGTTTTCGTGATCGGCGGTTACATTGACGCTATAGTTAATCTCGCTCCTTACTCAGGCGGCTATGATACAACCATATCAGCTGGTGGAGATTCGGTATCTCCCCCGGTTACAAGTTGGTGGAGTTATAGCATTACTGCAGATGATACAATCTGCTATAGCGAACATCGTGGTTATCCGGCCACTGATAAGAATATTCTTTTACCAGGGCAAATTTGGAACTCAAAGTTAAAACCCCCCACCACAAAATTATATTATAAAATATATGGCACAGGTAATCCGATATTAACAATTAAAATGGAAGGTAATTAAAATGAAAAATATTATAAAAATGTCTTTACTTATAATCTTGCTTATATCAGGTTTTGCAAATGCACAGTTGATGGAAGCAATAGATGCTATTCAAGCTCACTTGGCAAGACTTGATAGCGCCGTATTTGTTCAAGCATCCCCCGGTACAAATCTTGGCCATAACAATTGGTTGATCTATGATAAAAACGGGAACTACCATGAAATGGTAGAAATTCCCGCTTTTAATTGGGACGCGACAAGTGGATTTTCTTCAACATCATTGCATCCTGCCTTTACAGTTAATGGCGTAAGGAAAAGAATCTTTATAGGCAAATATGAGGCATCTTATTTAGGCGGGCATGCAGTAACTCAGGCAAGCGGCTTGGTTGCGCAATCGATAAATTTTGATAATGCAAATGCAACCTGCGACTCTTTGAATAATGGTACAACAATAAACGGATTCCACATGGTAACCAACGCAGAATGGGCGGCCATCTGTTTGGTATCTAAAAACATTATGGGATCAACTGAAGTCAAAGGTAACAATGCCTTTGGCCGGGACTGGTCTGTTGGGACTATTATGGGAATGTGGGAACCGGGAGATTCGGCAAACTTTGTAAATGGCACTTCGCCTGCAAGGTGGTTGGCTGGCTCCGGCGGAGTTACAACTGCGCATGATGGTGCTTATGGTATCAGAGATTTGAATGGTAACGTTTGGGAATGGAATAAAGGCATGAGGCTTAACAACGGGGAGATCAATATCATTCCCAACAATGACGCGGCCAATCCATTAGCGGATGTTTCTTCTTCTTCTTTGTTATGGAAAGCAATATTACAAGACGGTAGTTTAGTTCCCCCTGGTACTGCGCATACATTAAAGGTCAATGCTGCTGGCCAGATTAGTGATACTACAAGTGCAACAAGTAACGCGCATCCTTTTGAATCTTTTACCTGCGATGCAAGTGTCTCATCTTCATGTGCAGGAGTGGCATTATTAAAAACATTAATGTTATACGCAACCGGATCTGTTCTTGACGATTATTTCTGGAGCAATACAGGTATTGAGGCTATTCCGATCCGCGGCGGCAATTGGGGCGATGGTGCCTATGCCGGGCTTCGTGCCCTGCACCTCGGCGATGTACGAGGCGGTGCGGACTACGGCCTCGGCTTCCGGGTCGCTTTTGTTTGGTGATTTTCTGTCCTCTGTTCTTTGGATCTCTGTTCCTAATTTAATTTGGATGGTTTGGCTTGAGTGATCTTTTAATTATTGAAAAGTGTATTGATTGTTTCAAATATCTGCATAATGCCCTGAACTACTTTCCAAAATCGGAAAAGTTTGTTCTGGCCGCAGATATAAGAAATGAGTTCTTTGAAATGCTGTCACTCTTTTTAACCGCGAATAAATCGCGGGACAAAAAGAAATATTTATTCGAAGCTGATATAAAACTTGATCTTTTAAGATTCAAAATTAGAATAGCAAAAGATCTTAAGCTATTGAATCTGAAACAATACGAAATTTTATCCAGGCAACTCACAGAAATCGGCAAGATGCTGGGGGGATGGATAAAAAGTGCATAGGTTATGTCTGCAACAAATACGGTATCCGATCCGCGGCGGCAATTGGAACAATGGTGCCAATGCCGGGCTTCGTGCCCTGAACCTCAACAATGAACGAGGCAATGCGAACAACAACATCGGCTTCCGGGTCGCTCTTATTTATAGCCAGAATTTTAATTTCAAGGAATTAAAACAGAGCAATGAACAAAAGGAGACAATGACCTTGACGATAAATAACCGTCAAAAATATTCGTGCTCTTGCGTGCGGTTAGTAACCGACATACTGGACAATATCGCGCGCGGGACCTTTATTGAAAACATATAACAACCTTTATGAGAAAATATTTGAGTTCAACAATCTGCACAAAGCTTTTCTGAATGCAAAAAGAAACAAGCGGTTCAAGTACGAGGTAATGGAGTTTGCAAGTAATCTGGAAGAAAATCTTATAACGATACAAAATGAACTGATTTATGAGACTTATAAACCATCGCGATATAATGAATTTATTATCAGGGAGCCAAAGGAAAGATTGATTCTGGCTCTTCCATTCAGAGACCGGGTAGTTCACCAGGCAATATGCGCGGTAATAGAGCCGTTATTTGAGAACACTTTTATAAGTGATTCTTATGCATGCAGGAAAGGCAAAGGAACAATAGCCGGAGTGAAACGAGTTGAGAAATTTGTAAAAAAGGAACTGAGAAATGAAGAAGTGTTTTGCTTGAAGATGGATATACAAAAATATTTTTATTCAATTGATCATGCAACCATAAAGAAGTTGCTAAAAAGGAAAATCAGATGCAAGAAAACATTAAATCTTCTAAATGTAATTATCGATTCAACCGACAATCCTGGTATTCCCGTTGGAAATCTAACAAGCCAATTATTTGCGAATATATATCTGAATCAAGTTGATCATTTTATTAAAGAGACCTTAAGAATTAAACACTATGTACGGTACATGGACGACATGATTATTCTAAGTAAAAATAAGAAGCAACTGTGGGTCTGGTTAAGTGAGATTAGAAACTTTCTGAATACAGAATTGAGGTTAACATTAAATAAGAAAACATCTGTTTTTAACATTAAGCGCGGGATTGATTTTCTTGGCTATAGACAATTTCCGCAACATAGAATTTTAGGAAAAAGAGTGATGGTTAAGAACATTAGAAAGTTCAAGAAATTTGTTAAAGTAAATATTGGCATGGATAAAATACAGAAATCGCTTGCGAGTCTGAACGGACTTTGTAAACATTGCAATTCAGAAAAGTTTATGAGAAATATTAAAAATATTTTAGAGGTAGCCGGATGACGATCTTACTATTAATATTTGCGCTGTTTGTCCTCACAATGGGTTATAGAATTAAAATGGATAGGCCTGACTTATGGTAATCTCAATAATTCTTTTAATGCTTGCCGGTATAATATGGGGGTTCATGGACTCAGGGGCATTTTATAACAATCCGCCCTTTATGAATTACTCTAATTATTGGAAATTGAAATATAAGGATGGTGATCCTTCGCAAGGTTATAAGTGGTTTGGATTATCACAGTTCATAGTTTTGGACGGATGGCATATAGGGAAAATACTCGTGATATTATTCTTATGCGCCTCTGGAATGTTCTTCAGTTCAACAAGTTCCTGGTATTTAGATATAGCAATAATGTTCTTCATAGTCCAGATACCCTTTCAAATAATGCTATGGATATTAAGGAAATAAATCATGTATATAAAAATATTATCTAATTAAAATCGAGGTGTTATAATGGAACTAAGCAAATTTTATAATTTATCAGATCAATTAAAATATCAAAAAGTATTACAGGGATCTGAGAATAATCTTGAAACATTTAAGGAAGCTGCTGAAAAAGTGGCCCAGGGACTTGTTCTGATATCTGATCACGCAACTCATCCTTATACTCCAGAAGCTCTTTTCTTTACTGCTGTAAACGCAAGGATAACCACCGACGGTGGGACACCTGGAGAAACTCCGGATGTCACCGCTCTTGGTGAACTCCTGGCTCTTGTTGAAGTGCCAGCCACTTTCATAATTGATGCTGATTTTATATCAAGTTTGATTGATAGCTATCAATCGGTTCCCCATGTATTTTATTTAATTGACGGAGAATGCTCTCCTATTACGATTATTCCTGCTGTACATCTTACAAATGGTTTAACCGTAACTACAAGTCAGGTTGTCATTCCTTCTGTAGCAAAAACATTAACGATTGCCATGAAACTTGAAACCGTGACTAGTCCGACTACTATACTCAAGATGGCAACTTCAATTGATAATGCTAACTACGGTGAATTCTCTGAAATCAACAGAGCAACTGCCGCCGGTGTCTTCAATACCATTATTGACGTAACTACAAGGCCAAAATTCTTAAAATTTAAGATAGAACAAACTGGTATTGCAACAGTTACACTTATAGGAGGGCTTAAATAATGGGAGACAAATTTATAAACACTCCGGAGTCATCGACATTACTATCGCTAATCCAAAAGGCATATGTCGTGGTTAGCAATAATAGTGGTGGGGATATATGCTCGGTTTTACACTCAGATATCGGGGACTTTGCCCTGGTCAAGGACGGGACAGGGATCTATCATCTGTCTAATGCAGGACTAGTCGTGATGACGCTTATGGGGAAAACTGCTATAGGTATAAATATTACAAAAATAGGCCAAGGCAGTCTTACTTTTATGGATTACCTGCTTTCAAACGGAACCCTGCAATTGAAGGCTTATAATGGAGTTACTCTTGCAAATTTGCAGGTCGAAGATGCCTTTTTGATTGAATTCACGATAATTAAAAAATCTTCTCCGGTTTCTGCAAATCTAAACTTTGAAGGTTTGGATTTATCAGGCCTGGATTTTTCCGGCTTGGATCTTACCCGGGCTAATTTAACAGATACAAATCTTGCCGGTGCAAATCTTGCCTTTGCAGATCTCACTGGCGCGCAGTTAATAAGAACAAATTTAACTGGCTGTAATCTTACGGGTGCCAATTTGTCATACTTAGAATGTAGCGGAGATCTTACCGATGCAATATTGGTTAATGCGAAATTTCTTCACACCGAGTTGACAGGCAATATAGCTAATACAGATTGTCGCGGAACTAATTTTACAGGCGCAACAATGCCGGCTGATGCTGATACAAAAGATAATTTTATTGCTGTTGTGGGGGAATTATGGGATCAAGTAACTACTATTTGGACGGATGGCCTTCCAATGAACTATTATTAAATATAAAAACGATTTATAAACATTTTATCTGGAGATAAATACAATGGAAGTTATTAGACTTAAAAAGGACCCCAAACGTTTACCAACAAAATATGTAGGTAAAGTTTTGATCCAAACAAATGCAAATCTTTATTCAGGTGATCCCCTTTATAGTGAATGGGAGAATTGCGGCTATATTGAACAGGGATCTATAATTATTACTGCTCCACCGATAACATTTATTGATATTAACGGATCCACTGTAACCACTGGTTATAATGGAAAAATTGAAATCGGTATAATGCAGATTTATGGAATATTTGAATACGAAAAATTTGTAAATAAGATGTGTACGATCTCTTTACCAGGGATAAAAATGTATATCCCTGATATCATCTTAAATTTGGACGTTAATTTCACACCTGGTGATAATAAAAAGGCTCCCTTGAAATTATCAGGCACAAAGAATGTTGAGACACTGGAATATCTTATTACAGATAATCCATGGCCAGTTACCGGAGCACATAGAGTTGAGCCATTTGTAAACCAAGATAATACCCTCAGTATTATCGGTGGCGGTGAAGGTGGTTTCTATAATGACGACAATGCATTTGCACCTCCACCGGGAGCTGGCTCCGGATCCGGAATAGGTGTCGATCTAATATAATGAACGCTGTATATTCATTTTTTTCCAAACCCTACCTTCTGAATGGAGGTAGGGTTCATGGTAATACTCCTAACAGATCTTTCTTCTTATCCTGGGCTTTATCAGTTAATCTTGCCAAGAGATATTTTGACAAAGTAAATCTGTTTACTGATACTGAAGGATTGAAGATCTTAAAAGGTTTGAGATTACCTTTTGATAATATATCCCTCGAGTTAAATAACATCTCTGAGATAATCATCCCTGAGATGTGGGCCTCTGGCAAGATAAAAACCTATGAGCTACAGACAGAGCCATTCATCCATCTCGATTATGATGTGTTCCTATTTTCAGAGATCAGGCAAAGTTTGCTGCAGTCAGGAATATTTGCCCAGTCCCGGGAGAGTTTCAAAAATTTCCCTCAGTATCCAAATCTCATAGAACATTTGCAGAATTGGGGATACGAAACTTTTTTACCATGGAATATCGAGTATGCAATCAATTGCGGGATCTTTGGTGGAAGTGATTTGGGCTTCATCCAGGAGTACTGCAAGGAAGCTAATAGTATCGCAGAGTTTACCTCTCAGAATAAAGAATTATTCAAAAGACTCAAAACAAGAAACAGAAGTCTATTTCCGATCATCTATGAACAATATTGTTTGGCTGCCATGGCTGAATATTTTAAGAAAGATGTTCAATGTCTGTTTAATAACGTAACAGAAATAAAAGCATTATCATATTGTCATCTAATGGCATCTAAAAATTTTCCTAAGATAGTAGATCGGATCGAAGAAAGATTAAAAAGAGAATTCCCGGAAGCCTATAAAGCCTGGAGAGGTCATAGTGTTTTTGGGAACTTAAATAACAGAGCTGAAGATCCTAAAATAGCTCTAAACTTTTATTAAAAAATTATACGGAGATTATAATGAAAACAGTTAAAATGCCGATCTACACAATTGGTAAAGGGAAATATCAACTCAAAGAATATAAAAAGATGAAGGAAAAGGAGACCCGGGAAATAGCCTTAATCCTGGGAATTGAAAACGAGGAAACTGAAATAAAAGTAAAGATCTCTTCTAAATCCTTTTTCTCTTTAATTCTTATTCCTTTGGGTAGCACTCCTCTTGACGCTGATGAACTGGATTTTGAACAAAGCTTTGAAATTGTTACTGATTATTTAGCAGAAAGAGGGAGGTTCAATGCTAACATGGGGGAGTATTTTGTGAGCTTATTAAAGAAGAAGAACGCGCTGCTAAAGAATGGACTGAATTAAACCAGGATGAAGATAGCTTTGACTATATCGTTTATGATAAAGACCATGATTTTTATTATTCCCTGGCTGAAGGAAAGATCTCTGAAATAGAATCCATTAAAGAAAACGAAATGGAACTGCTCTATTATTTCCTATATCAGAAGCGATTCAAAAAATTAAATGAGCTGTTAAGTAGTATAAAAACTCTTAGAGAATCAAAGGATAAAGGAAATGGCGAAGGACAAGACGATAACTCTATTTCTTGAAATAGATGGAAAACAGGCTCATATTACTCTCGATTCTACTTCCCTCAAAACAAAAGAGATTCAAACCAATTTAGATAAAGTCAGTACCAAGAAGTTAAATGGTGAATTCTCTGATTTAACCTCTACAATACAACAATATGCCGGTGCCATGGGATTGGCATTTGGTGCAACTGAAGTATTCCAATTCTTAAAAAAATCTATCGAGGAGACTTCTAGAGCTCAAAGAGCTATTCAACAATTAAATACGGCTCTTTATTCAACAAAGGAAATCTCCGGATTTACGACTCAAGAACTCAAGGCTATGGCTGAAAGGTTAGAGGAATTGAATCGCTTCAAATTCGAAGACCATGCGATAATGGAAGCTCAGTCAAAGCTATTAACCTTTACAAATATCAATAAAAATGTGTTTGAAGAGGCCCTCCAGTTAGCTATGGACCTGAGTGTAAGATTTGATCAGGATCTAACTGCTTCAATTAAGCAGGTAGGCAAAGCTCTCCAGGAACCACTAACCGGCATGACGGCTTTAAGAAGAGCCGGTGTTCAACTATCTGATCAACAAACTGCTCAAGTAAAGTTATTTGTTCAACAAAATAATCTGATGGGAGCTCAGAGAATTATTCTGGATGAATTGAGCAGACAGGTTAGCGGAGCCGCTGCTGCTGGACAAACTGAATTTGATGAGCAATTGGGGAAAGTGAATAAATCCATTCGTGATATGCAGATGGGGATTGGATCATTGCTTATTCCCACCTTGAAGGAGTTGGGTGATGAATTCCAATCTCTAATAAAAGTAATGACTTTTGACGGTAATGTAAAGGGTGCTGAATTTCTCGCTCAATGGGTAAAGCTAGCTATGCTGGTACCCAGGTTTGAAATAGCTGCTGCCAACTATGGTAAAAGAGCTTTTAATGCCTATGTTGCTCCAGTCATAGATAAAACCATTAAAGATGATGTTGTACTAAACCCTAGTGGTAAGACTGAAGAGGACCAACCTTTGAACGGATGGGCTCAGCACTTAAGATCCGGAAGAAACGAGCTGGAATCCATAATCACCAAAACACTGAAGGTAAACACCAATTTTGATTATCAGAAGAAAACTGTAGGAGAGATTAAAGCTCACATAGAAGAGCTTAATAAAAAATTAAATACTTATGTAAAAGGATCTAAAGATTATACTGATACGATCACTGAGCGTGATAAGCTGGCTAAGTATATCAAGGATGATGTAAAAGGAGCTGATGAGTTAAAGAAACATAGGCAGGAGCTGGCTCTTGATCTGGCAGAAAAGTCCCAGACCGGTCTTGATAGAGAACTTGCAGCTCTTAATAAATATTATGAAGAGAAAATGAGATATGCTAAGGGTGATGCAAAACTTACTTTAGCTCTCCACAATTATGTTGAAAAGGAAAAGCTGTTAAAAATAAAAGACTCAGAAATTGAGATCAGGCATTTAATTGAGGAAATGGAGGGGTATAATAAAGATTTTCATAATCCAATTGTTACAGATATGTTCGGAAGGAAGAGAGCTGATTTTGGTGAACTAGGTGATGCAACTCCAGAAGAAGAGAGAAAAAGTAATTGGAAACCTTATGATTTTGCGCAGAATGAATATGATACAAAATCTTATAAAGAAAGATTGGCAGATGAACAGGCGGTTTGGGACGCAACTCATAAAACTGCTTTAGCTGCAATCAATTCTATCAATTCTGGGATGGATACAATGTGGAGTAGGTTTATTATAGGAAATAGACAAGCAAAGGATGACTGGGATGCCGTGTGGCTGTCTATGCGCGGTACTGCATTTCAAATCATGGGAGAGGTTGTAAATAGTTATTTGATGAGTCAACTAAGAGGAATTCTGGGATCTCCTACGGATAAAGCTGCAGCTGCCGGATCTTCTGGTGGCTCAGGAGGAGGGGATATAATCAGCACTATTATTGGAGCTTTAGGATCTATGTTTGGTCTGGCTGATGGGGGAATTGTTACAAGACCCATGATAGCAAAGATAGGTGAGGCTGGTCCTGAAGCTGTGATGCCATTGAATTATATGAGTTCCTATTTAGGGAATTCTAATAGTACTAAAAACATCGAAGCAATAATGAATAGAAAACTTAACCAATTTGTTGGTGCATTAAGAGACATCGACACGGTTCTAACAGGTGAAAATATTCATTTTGCAGGAGATAGAGCAAAAAAGAGAATAAAGGATAATAGTTTATGACTCTGTGTTTTGAAAATTTCCGGGCTATAGCTTCAAAGTCAAATTTTACAATTTGGATATATATTGACGATGGAACCGATAATTATTATTATCCCAGGGCAATGAAGTTAGGGGCATTCTTTTATGGAAGTAAAGAAATTATTGATTCAATAATGTATCCCGATAACGTCGATTTTCAATTTTCTATTGCAAAGTCTGTAGTTCCATTTCTCGGTACTCCGGATCCTTTTTCCACTAGAGAAAATACTAAAGCGGAATATGAAACGGAATATTTTAGGATTATCCGTTTACTTAAGACTAAATATAATAATGTCCAGATCTTGAAAGATGGTACTCGATACTTTGCTGGATATGTTGACAAGGCCAATATAATCGCGGACTTTATTACCAAAAGTTTCACTTTTAGTTTTATCTCAAATATTATTGATCTGAAAAATATAAATCCACAGTATACTACACTTGGTTATGATGTATACTCCGAGACAAAAGCCACATATTCAGAAATTATTGAGAAAATAATAAAGCTTATAAACCCAGATCTTCAAAATGTAGAGTTTTATTCTAACATTAAAAGTCTTACAACATATTCATTTATGGGGCAGCCATGGGTTGCCGGTGCTCAATATTTTGGGGATTATATAAATAATTATTTCGGGCACTATAGTTTATATTCAAATATGTATGATCTTCTAAGGGAGATCTTAAATATAATTGGTGCTGTCGGTGTGATGATAGGGAATATATATTATGTTTGTACCAGGGGATATTATTCTGACATCACAACAAAATCTCTTCAGAAGGGAGTAAAACCCCCGGTGATGAATAGTTATCAAAATACCGTAAAAGGATTATGTACCAAGGTTAGGACTGGTCCAGTTTCAAATGTCTTTTATACTGTTAATAATGGGGATATATCGGATACCGGTGATGGCGATATTGAAACAATTATTCTTTCTGCTGCAGGGGGAATGCCTCCCCAGGGAATTGTAGCCCGTAATATTTGGATCTATGTCCCCGAATATGTTGCTGGTTTAGGTAATGGACAATGGGTTAATTCTGTAGTCGATAGTTTTTTTACAGACAAACTTGGAGCTGTCCATACCGTCCCATTATGGAAAATTGTAAATGACACTATATGGTCTGTCTGCTCGAATGGCAGGGGAATTTATAATATAACAGTGTCAGATGCTGTTAAACCAAATGATTTTTATAAATTTGACAATGATAAGGATATTTATCGTATAAAAAGTATGAAACCAGATTATTGTGCCGGGACTACTGATCTGGAACTAATAAGAGCTAATTATTATGTTTGGATCATCAAGACAGATGAAGGAATTGGTACGACTACTCGTTATATACAAAGAAGACTGACTACTAACCAAACTGTTTTTCAATCAGGTTTTTGGGGAACAAATTATAATGACGCAATAAGATTGTCCCCGGGTGACATCAGTGGATATTTAATTGCTTGTAGGTCTATTATGCTGCATGATAATACCGTATCCCCGGGAACCTGGGATCAAAGGTTAATAGATAATTTAATTGCTCTTGAAGTTGAAAATTAGTCTATTGTAATCTAAAATTTAATCTATGAAAATGACTCTAATATTACTCGTATTTGTTAGTAGATGACGCTTATTAGTGCATAACAAATGTCAAAAATGGCTTAAATAACCAAGTTTGTAAGGATTTGTTTTCCTTACAAGCAGAGGGTCGGAGGTTCGACTCCTTCAGCCCCCACTAGAAAGTGCGAAATCCGAATGGATTCGCACTTTTTCATTTTAAACCCCTGTGAAGGGTATCACAAAAGCATCCAGTTTTTACCAATTTTACCCCACTGACTACTTCCAAAACTACTTCCGTAAACATTAAACTAATATTTAAGATTTATCCAACAAGATTATAGTGTGGTTAATGCTTGTAAAAATAATAATTAGTAAATTGCAATTATATTTGAACCGGAGTTTAGGTGTGGTTTCTTAAATATTTATTGTTAACTCTTATCGTAACATTTTTCATTAGTTGTTATCGCGGCGAAAATGATACGGGTTATATTGAGCCCAATAAAACCTATGGCTGGGAAAAATTAACATTGGACACAAACCAATACGGGTTTTTAGAGAAAGCAGTACTTTTTAACAATGCTATCTACACAGCAGGAAACTGCTATTTTAAGTCTACTGATGGAGGAGTAACATGGAATTCCTGGCTCTCAGGTAAATTAAATTGTTATAGTTTATTTGCTGATTCTGCCAGTCTATTTATGTGCACCGATAAGGGAATTTACAGAATGGATTTAACCGAAACGGAGCCCCAGCTTATTTCTGATAATGTAGGTTTTGCTATTTCTGCTTCAAATAACAATTATTTATATGGTACCTGGTTCCTACCCGGAGAAAATTCACCTTCAGGATATTTATCTACTGACCGTGGTGTCACCTGGAATTTTATATTAAATGAGGTGCTTTCCAGAGGAGCATATTTAACTAATAATTATTTATATGAATCTGGGAATGCAGGCGGTAAGGGATTTTCTATTTATCGTATATCAATAGACGAGCAAAGAACTATTACTAATCTTGGTAAAATAGGTTCTCTTTATGGTTCATATGGTATAACTTCAGGAGGCGGTAGATTGTTAGCTGCAGACTGTGATGGAATTTATTATCTGAACCCTTCCGGCACGTGGACAAACGTATTTATGAAATCATGTTTCAATCCATTTTATAATTTCGGTAAAAACGTTTATACCGGAAATAATTCACTTTATGTTTCCAGAGATTCAGGTTATACGTGGCATGAGCGAACCATTCCAGATCAATCCAGGGAAATAGGAAATGTATTTGAGGTAGGGAACTATACTTATTTGCAAACAGCATATAATTTATGGCGTCTGCCTCAGACCTCTTTGTAGAGAAAATTTTAACATCCATATTAGTTTTTCATCTCGTAAATTAGAATTTTATCGTAGGCATCAAAATAATTTTGCCTGTTTTAATAAAAAAAAAGGACGCTAGTTAGCGTCCTTGATACCTATGAATTTCTCTAATTCAGTTGTCTTACGTTCCAGGTCTACTTTATTATAATACTTTGCTGTAGTATTGATTGAGGCATGACCTACCAACTTCGAGACCGTAGATAGATCCATAGTATGACTGGCCTGTGAGATAAATGTCTTACGAAATATTCTCATACTGTAACCAGTACCGAATAATCCTAAAGACTTTAGATATCTCCGGAAAGCCAGGCTCATATTGGATGCATCCTGGAAACAAATAAGCTGGCCAATTCCTACTATCTTTATCCGCTCTGTCAATATTTCATCAAGGTCCTTATGAAACGGTACCTGAAAATACTTCTTAGTTTTTGGTGAATAGTATGTCAGGATACGATTAGTAAGGTCAACCCTTGAACCAGTTATTGTAAGTAAATCTGATGACCTTAGTCCGGTATAATAAGCAAGATATACCATTGTTTTGAAATTGGAATTCTTACTTGCTAAACCTCCAAAGATTTTACCCAGGTCAACTTCAGAAAAAGTAATTATTTCCTTTATTTCTGCCCGAATTTTAACATCCTTGTTTATCTTGAACATCGGTATATAACTGTACTCAAATAAAAAGTTGAGGAAATGATTACACTGTTTGTAATATGTATGTAAAGTGTTCCGTTGGAATTTCAGTAGCTTTACGCCATTCAGCCAATCTTCCACACTCAGCTTATTTATTACTATACAAGCAGCATTTTCATCGAACTTTTTCTTAAATAACTTGAAAAAATGATTGTATTCGAAAATGGTCTTCTTATGTTTTGAAGTATTATTCCTTAAGAAATGATTAAATGCGCTTCCGATAGTTGCATTCTTTACTATCTGGTTCTTTTCGTATTCATCTTTTTTCTTATCGAGTTCTTTCTGCAAATCAACAGCCATCTTTTTTACAATTACTGTATTTTCCTTTGTTTCAGGTAACTTTGTTGACCTGTTTCGTGACTTACCCGATGACCAATCGTACCAACTGATGTAGAGAATATTTCTTTTGCTATACACGCTTGACATTATAGCTCTCCATTAGTTTATCGAACAGTTGTGAGCTGTCAAAATTTTTATCTACATCAGCTTTGTAGCCATTGATAAAATTCGTGACCTCCTGTTTATCTGTTGAAGTTAATATTGATATGTTCTTTTCGCGATGTATGTTCTCCTGCATAAATCGCTGTAGTTCTGAATGAGGTATTTTAACCTTATTCTTTGTTTGTGGTATAACACCAATTAACCCTTCATTGATATATCTTTCTAATGTGGATCTACCAATGCCAAGTAACTGGCGTGCTTTATTCAGAGAATAAAGCCTGAAGCTATCATTTTGTGTATTCATTGCAATTCTCTCGCCACAAGGAGCCCTTGTGCAGAGATGAGAATTGCTTCATTTCTATATTTATATTGTTCATAAATTTGTCCTATTTGTGGGAGTCACCTGATTCCACAGGCAACTCACCGGGTTATGTTGTCTGACAGTCATACAATATTCCTGTCAGGTAATTAAGAACCTCTTCCTGTACAATATTCTTATACCCAGGAAGAGGTGATTATTTATAAGTTAATTATTTTATTATAAAGTTACTTCAGTTATATAATACTTTTTCCTTCTCTCGATTTTTTCATCATAGTTTAAGTATGGCATGAACATCATGTGAATCCGTTCTTTCTTAATGTCAATATAGCCATCAGTTAGAAGATTCTTTACTGCTTGCAGCCTCTCATTCTCGCTTAACTTCTTTAAATGCGGATGGACTTTATTGTCAAAAATAAAGCCCAACTCACAATTCTCACTACAATAGTCCAAAATAATTGATTCAATTATTGGAAGAGATATATAATTAGAATTTCTATCTATGTGACCAAATTCAGTATATAGTTTATCGATAATAGATAAGACCTCATTACGTAGGTCTTGATTAACTGGTTCTTTTTTCTTTTTCATTAATTATCCTTTATAGTTATTATTAAAGTATGGCCAGTTCCACCTGGCCACATATGTTATATTATGTCATCCTGGTAAAAATCTTTATCCAGGACTGTTTGTGAATCTAGTTTCTTCAAAAACGTAACAGGTCATGCTGTCCGTACAATTGTTACAGGGCCTTTAATAATTAGTCCCGGAGCAGCCATTGTTCTGTTGATGTTACTTCTCATTCTTTCTGAAATAAGTGTATTTTTTGTTGCAATTTGCATTTCCATAAATGTTGCAGCATTTTGATATTCTGAACTGTTACGCGAAAAAATCGATACCTTCAAATTTCGGTTCGACCTTAAACCATTTGTAGTTAGTCTACGTTTCCTAATGAACATTCGTACCTCTTTATTGTTATTAAACGTACGCCATCTGCGCACTTTTGATTATTTTATTTAGTTACTTTTTTTAACTCTTCTCTGAGCTCCATCCAGAGCTTACCAAGAATATTTTTCCCGACCCAAATCCCATCTCTATAAACCATTCCCCAAAATCTTGCAGACTCTCTGGGATGAGGGGTACTGTCCTCGATAATTACCGCGGAGCCTGTTTTTATCAACTTATCCTGAAGTTCAGGATGTTGGGTAAGCTTTAACTGAAGGCATTCCTTCATTCTCGGTATGTCATCAGGAGCCTCATCCCATAATTCACCACGATTTAGTAGAGAACTATTCTTTCTAGCTTTCATTTTGGCAGCCAGAGGTGATTTCTGCTCCAATATTTCTTTTTGAATATTCGGATGACCTTGAAATCTAAGCCAATGAAATAATGCTTCAATGGTTCTGAATCTTTCACCATTATATGTTATCGGGTATGCTGACATGCATGAAAGCCAACCGTTATCGTCATTGACTGTCTTTATAAATATTTCCATTCTTTCACCTTTTCTATAAGTTTACTGTATCGTCGTTAATTATTTAACGATTCAGCTATAGTATTACAATAGTAATACCGGCATGGATTGGCATGGTTTTGTGGAAAAATTTAAATTTTTGGAAGGAAACAGTATTTATAGGAGTTTTAGGCTATGTACAGTTTTTAGTGCAGGTGTCTATTTTAAATTCAGACATCTATGGCATATTTTGGCAGATTAAACTTGTTTTCCATCTAAATCGGTAAGAATTTTTTTTGTTGAATCCCATTTTAAATCAAATCCCGGTAATTTTGCTTGGAATACTGTTCTTCCTATTTTCATCTTTTCAGCAACAGCTTTTTGAGTAATTTTCTTCCCTTCTTTTCTCAATTGCAGGATTGCTGATTTATAATTGAAAACAAAATCATCTTTTTCATTACTAATCTGGATTGTTTCACTTGCAGTTTTCTCTTTTATGAGTTGCGTAAATAAATTTCTTATATCTTCACGATTTTCTCGAAGAATACCCAACATCATTAAGGGCAAGTATAATTCGTAATTTAATATATATTCAAGTACTTCAGGCTCAGCATTCACATAATTAGGAGAACCATTCGGGCCATCAACTACTTCATAAGTAAAATTGCTTTCAGGTTCTCTAACACTACTTTTCATCTGAGTTTCTGGAACCGGTTTAATTATTTCAATGGGATTATGCATTCTGGGCTCTATATGTGCAAGTACCAAGTCAATTAGTCGAAAATGAATTTTCCCTTCTATATTGTTGCGTTCTGATGCATCTATTGCTTCATATATACGAGGTTCAAGCCCTTTATAAAACATCTTCATTACTTGCACAAGCTTCTTCTGAACAGCCCAAATAATATTCACATCAATATAAAATGTTTCTTTTTCTTCTTTTTTCTCAACCGGTTTTGCATTCATAATAATTAAAAATAACTTAAAATTGATTGGGATAAATATAACAAAACCTATTGATACAGGAGCCTGTGTTAAGATTTATTCAGTGTTTTTTGAGGACAAACGATATTTGATCGCAGATACTAACACCGGAGTAAAAAATATTTTTACCATCCATTGCATTTACATGTCCCAGTATGCATATTATAAAATAAGGCGATTTTACTAAGTTTTGTGAACTATAAATGAAAGGAAAATGAAAAATAGTTTGAAAAAGCCTTGTTTAAAAACGTAAATTTTATTAATTTAGTAGTAGAAAATATCAACGTTTTACCCGTCTTAACTTTTTTACCCAGACTCAGAAAATCCTTAAAAACCTGAGATTTATTATCCTTACCTGAAACTGGCAACCCGAAAGAATATGTAAATTTACCTCATTTTATTACGCCTCCGGTAATCTTGTGCCGGAGGCTATTTCTAAAACAAAATCTTAATTTGGAGGCAAAACATGCCAAATTTAAAGCAGATACGAGACTTCTATCTCGCAGCTTACCTTATTACAGCAGGGCTTAAACTAATATCTTCTGAAAGAGTAGATGGTGGTACCCTGTTTAGTTTTACCGACGATAGCCGCACACAGAGTGCGATAAGTGATTATTATTCTATGAGCGCCACTGTAGAGCCAATTTCATACAGTGGAGCAATTAAATCGTTAAAATCGATAGTACACTCGAACGATATTACAACAAAATCTGAATCACAGGAAAATAAATATAATGTTAAACATTACAGGGGATCAAACAGGGTTTAAGTCTTTAACCGGTCTTACACAACATATCAATTCAATTCCTACCGCAGATATAGCTGCGAAGTTAGGACTTACCTTACACAGAACAGGTAACAGTTTACAGGGGAACTGTCCTTCAGGACATGTATCCCATGGTGGAACCTGCTTCAGTATTAACACCAACGACAATTACTGGTATTGCTTCAGTTGTAATAAAGGTGGGGATAATATTAGCCTCATTGAATTTGCTCTTAAGAAAAATTTTGTGGAATCCATTGAATGGTTTACCAAGCATTTCAATATTATTCACTCCGTTGATCTGAAAACAAATAAATCACCAGAATTAACTGATGGAGAAAAAGAAAAAAGCAGGATATTCCATGTGAAAACAGTTTTATATGAAGAAGCTTTTACCTGGATGCATGAACAATTATTTGATACTGACGGCAAAGAAGCACTTTACTACCTGGAAAATGATAGGAAATATGATCCGGATATATTAAGGAATTCGGAGTTTAGTTGCTTTCCAGGAGTTAAGGCAATCAGGAAACATCTAATAGAAATATTCCCGGATGCTGCAACAGATATTAGTTCACTTCCTTTAAATGGAGCATATGGAGATAATTTTGAAGTTGCTATTCCTTACAGAAATAGAAGTGGTCAAATTACCGGGTTTATGAAACGTTCTGCAGAACCTACAGGAACTAAGGTTACCTTAAAAGATGGAACCATTAAGGATGGTGTTCGTTGGGATAGCACTTATGGTCTGAGTAAATCGGACTTATTTAATCTGGACAAATGTAAAGGTCAGGAAACACTACTTATAGTTGAAGGATACCCTGATGCAGTTTATATGCATGCTCTTGGTGTGCCGAATATTGTAGCCGTAGGACAAGGGGTATTATCAAAAAGTCATCTGGAAGGACTGAAAGTTAACAAGGTTAAAGATGTTATCGTTTCCTTTGACAATGATGAAGTAGGGCCAAAGAATACATTAGCAGCAGTTAAGTTGCTATTGAATGAATCGGATGTTTCACCTTATGTATTAGATCCGAAAGCACTTGCACCACATAAGGATCCTGATGAATACGTAAGAGAAAACGGGTTGGACGCATTTAACAAACTTCTTGAAGGAGTCATTAGGGGGTCTGTTTGGTCTGCAGGGCATATACTTGAAATAGGATATACTGGTAATGAAATAAGTAAAAAGAAAGCCATAGATGAGGTAATTGCTTTCACCGTGTTATTGAAGAATCCTTTAGATGTGGAAGAAATTATTTCTTTAGTCAGCAAAATAATAAAACAGAATAAACCCATCGTTAAGGAGTTGTTTAAAGTTGGTAAAGAAAATGCTGCTAATGCTGAAGAAATAATAAAGGGTAAATTCTGGGTAAGTAGGTCCGACGGTGTTAACATCAATATGAAAGATTACGTTGATTTTATAATCGCCGAAGGATTTTCCAAGTATTACATGGATAAAGACTATACCTTCGTAAAAACCAGTGGTAATATTGTTAAGGAGTATTCAAACCCGCAGATTAAGGATCATATTCTTTCATATGTTAAAAACATTGAAGATGATGAACTTGATTCCAGGAATAAGCTATATGAAACCTTATATAATAATGTGGGACATTATTTTAATGAAGGATTAGTAGAGTGCATTCCACCTGTAGAAATAAAGTTTAAACGCGATGAGAAGGACACGGCATATATTTATTATAACAACGGTTATGTCTGTCTTGGGAGAAATTCGGAACCTGGTTTAAGTTCATACGAAAATCTTGAATCACCTATATGGGAGCATATTATCAATGAACGTAGCATTGATTTAATAAAGATCAAATATAAGAAACCCGAATACGAGCAGTTCCTCTGGAATGTAGTGGGAGAAAACGAGGATAGATTCCTTTCGCTCTGTTCTGTCATCGGATATATGATGCACGATTATAAAGCTGATTCCAATGCTAAAGCAATTGTTTTGTGTGATCAGAAACTTCAATCTGATGGTGAACCAAATGGAAGGACCGGTAAGAGCTTAATCGGAAAGGCAATTGAAAAGATAAAAAATGTAGAAAGGGTTGATGGTAAGAACTATGAATTTAAGCCAACCTTTACCTTCCAGATGGTCAAGCTGGGTACTCAGATTATTGATTTTAATGATGTGAAAGGAAACTTTGATTTTGAAAGTCTGTTTTCAGTCATAACAGACGGAATGACGATTGAGTACAAAAACAAAACACCCTTTGTGATTCCATTTTCAGAATCACCGAAGATAATGATCAGTACCAACTATACAATTAAGGGGATAGGTAGCAGCTATAAGGACAGAATGTTTGAAATAGAATTTTCAGACCACTACACACCTGAACATAAACCCATCGATGAATTTGGTCATGATTTCTTTACCGGTTGGGATCCAGATGAGTGGAATAGGTTCGACAACTTTATGCTGGAATGCCTGCAACTGTACCTGGACGAGGGGTTGATTAGTTGCGCACTCGTAAATCTCAGCCAGAGGAAGTTAATAGACCAGACATCCAGTCAGTTTGTAGAATTTGCAGATGAATTTATTGAATTGAATCGCGAGTATAATTTAACAGACCTATATTCTGAATTCAAAAGACATATTGGTTACGGATCGGATTTGTTCGACAAGTGCCCAACAAAACAAAACTCATTTACTTCCTGGTTATCGGTGCTTGCTCAATTCAAGGGTTTGAAACATCAGCCTAGAAAGTCCAACGGCAAACAGTATGTAAAATTGGCAGCTTAATCAGTAACAAAGTGACAAAGTGATAAGTGCAGTGATAAGTTTTGTACCAACTTATCACTGTTTTTTGTGGGAAATTGAGCCAAAATCAAACAAAAGTGACAAAGTGATAAATATTTCCTTATGAGATTGATGAAAATAAAATAAATATATACATATAATACTATACTGGTATATGTGTGTATCTTATTATCCCACCGGGGCCAATAGTATAGAGAAACTTTGTCACTTTGTCACTTTCTTTGGAATTCGGATCAAAAACGCAGTATTTGCAGTGACAACTTGGTTTTCAACTTATCACTGTCAGTGACAAGTTTGTCACTGGGGTAGGTTGGGTAGGTCAGTCAGGTGACAACTATAAAGAAAACTGTTAGCGCCGGAGAATATGTATTAAAGAGTCGGGTTACTCAGTCATTTCGAAACCTATCTAAAGTAAGACAAAAATCCAGACAGATAAATCGTTGCTTATTTCTTAAGTGGAAAGGCACACCTCTTATGTAGCTCGGCAAGTTGGACGCTATGGATACAGCAGCAGACAACCTAGGAATGACCATAAAAAAGGTCTGGATTTCAACGCTGGACGATAAGACTCGTGACGATCATACAGAAATGGACGGACAGGAGGCAGACGCTGACGGAATGTTTACATTCCCAGACGGCACTAAAACAGAAGCTCTCGGGAATGTCTCGAATACCTGA